GTTCTACCGTCCATCCTTTGAAGAAACATTCGTACACTGACTGAATATGATCTACTGTGCGCTTACATGGGTCGTTTGGATTAACGTCCAGTTGCTGGTTATCTGCAAACATTACTCCGGTATATTCGCAGTACACTGGCTTAGCTAACTTCGATACTGTCTTCCTAGTTTGATAATCAACCAATTTTCTAAACTTATTGTATTTTTCAAAAAATACCGGACTAGTGTATGGTATTTTATTTTGCTGCTTAAACCCGTTCCCGTCCATCTGACCGGCATTGATAACACCATACCGAAATAGCATTGTTTTTTTCATTTTTGCTTGCTTAGCCGATTGCATGTGTTCGCCAGTAATTCCTTCAAACACATTACGCTCTTTAAGAATTGCAGTTACTATTTTTCGAATCACAGCATGGCCTAATAGGAACTTATCCTGCAAGATATTACAACATTCAGACACTGAGTACGTACTCTTATATAAGCCAACGATGTATTCGTTATCTATATTTTCTAGTTTTTGTCTTTCGTCTTTATAGGACTGACAACCCTTTGCATGTGCTCCAAACTTGCCCGGTGGAGTCGCGACTCCACATCTACATGATATCATATACTCTCCTTTGTTTTATTTATCAAAGAAGTGAGACAGTAACCATCTTATTTTATAGTGGATTCTTTTATATCGTCGTTTTTGGTTAGCTCGCCAGCGGTTACCCATCCGCGGTTTGTAGTGTACACTTCGTGGTCTTCAGTCATTTTAATTACCGTGCCGTTATCGAGAGTGACCTCAACCCAATCTTTTTTACCAATTTGTTTCCCGGCCATGTTTATAGCTACAAACTCGTCTCGGCCAGTTTCGAAATTGTGGGCTAGTACTTTTATTTCTTCCTTTTGCCAATTGCTTATTATATCAGCTATTGTACGTTCACCTTTGCTGGTTATTAATGTTGAATCGCCAGCGATACACCCATCCCATTTTATTGTAGTTTTTTCTTGGGCTGATCCTTCCGCAAATGAACGTAGGATTCCAATGGCCTTAAATAGCCCGGATGGTCCTTCATCTAAGATCAAATCTTCCAAATGATTCATATCTCTCAATTTGCCCTCTGTTACGTATTCTTTATAGAATGGGTCGCGTTTTTCAATTAGTGGCTCCATGTCTAAATCAACAATACGATTCCGCAGCTTGGCAAGAAAATATTCGTCTGGATCGTTAGATTCATGAACAGTTTCTTGGTCTGGCATCGGTAGTTGAACACCGTAGTGCTCGGCTAATGTACTCACTGCTTGCCCAATTAAAGCTTCGATCTTTTTAGGTTGGTTTTTGTACTTGCTGTAAACATATTCTAATATGCTTTTCACCGACAAGGACATTGGATCGCCGCTGTAACCTGGTAACAGTTTTCTAATAATTGTTTTTGGATCTTGAGATATAATTTTATTTGTGTTGCGGTCCACGAGTCCATTTTTATAAGACCACTTCATGCCGTTCGCTGCTGCTATACTTGCCATGATGATGTGACGATACATTCCCTTGAATTCGTTGCCGGGCTCTCCGCGCATTGACCATACTTGAAATTGGGGGTTACCAAACATCAAATCTAACTGCGCATAACCGCCGATTTCTTTACCGCTGGCGTCACGGATGGGAGTTTTAAAATGTACGTTGTCTCCGCTAAGTTTCACCCACTCACCTGGCACTAAGCCTTGCCCCTTCGCCCACGCCTTCAGCGTGTTCGCTACGGTCTTTTTGTTGTACTTGCTGCTGTCCACGGATATGTCCATATCACCGGAACTTGTTTTCTTGCCAGTTGTGCCGAGGTAACCGTCAAGTTTCATGCCAAGTATTTTTTCAACAAACGCAAGTGATGGTGCTATATGTTCCTTGTTAATACGTGAGGTGACTGGTTGTTTCTCAGCATCTTTAAATACGTTGCCACCTTCCATTAATCTGTAATACGTTTTTAATAATTTCATTAGTCTACCTGGTAGTAATTGTCGTCTTTACGTGTAAATGTCATCGGAATTGGCGCTAATTCTGATTGTCGTATTAAAGTCTCTATTGCTTGATCCTCAGTGTCATCAGCGACACTAGTCGTAAACTCCCACAAATTCTTTTTAGCCATTCGCCATAGACTCCACTTTCCTTTCCGGTTCACATAAACCTTTTGCTTACCTTCTTTCTTTGTATTGTACGTGCCTTCAATGAAAAATACATCTGCAACAAATTGCGTTAGATTAGTGTCTGCATCGGATTCGGTATCATCACTAGGATCGTAGTGTACTTCATCTTGAAAATATTCTTCAGCAGCGTCACGAGCAAGCTTTTCCTGCATGTTTTCTTTTTTAGTTAAATGCGTTATTACAATCTTATATTGTTTCTTTTTGTTTTGTTCATTCTTAGTTAGGACATCAAGTTTTTTCCGCAATGCGGGATCAATTAGTTTATATTCTGGATCGTGGGTGCTAATTGCTTTGTCTGCAATTGTATTGATAATTTTTGATATAGCAGGATTATCAATGATGGTCTGTGGGGATTCTAATACCGCACCTACTAGGGCCGATAAGTCTCTGCGGTATGTACCGGCTGACTGAACGTCTATCTTTAGCATTTTATTTAACACTTTTGTCACTAGTTGCTGTACGATTGCGCCATCAGCGTTGCCGGTGTCAACCAATGTCTTCACTTTTGCGGCGAGGACTTCGTGAATTGCCTTCGTGATTTCAGGCAGATTCCGCTTTTTAACATTTGCTCGATTTTTCTGTTGTCGACCGATAATCTGCCCTTGCATCGCATTGTCTAGTTTGTCCAGCGGACCTTCCATTATGAACTCATTTGCTCTCATTTATTCTTCCCATCGAACGTTTAAACTTTAGCGAGTCTTTTTGCTTAATTGAATTAAGTAATTTACGAGTGAGATCAACCGCCTCTTCCGTTGTATAAGTTTCTTCAATTAAATCTATTAAATTAATAGCACTAGCGATTATGTTTTCTGCGCGGGATTCAATGACGTACCTTGAATCTCGTGCGTGATGCATGGATTCAAGTTCTTCAAGGATACTCCGTGTCTTTTTCTTCATTATGTTAGACTCTCGTTATCTGTATATTTATCTACTATGCGCTATTCTTTCTTAACTTTATTAAGTAATGATTTTAGCTTCGCGGAATCCACTGTGCCTTGCACTTTCCCGGCTGGTTGGTAGGACTGTGTAGACTTCGCTTTGATATTATTTAATATATTGCTCGGTGATTGACTGTGACCACCGAAGCCCGGCTGCCCATTATCTACGATCCGCAGTGTATCTACGTCGAAGTCTAAATCGATCTTCTGTCCTACGCCTGCTGAGCTACGTGTCTTCATAAGCTGTAACTGGTACTTGCCGCGTTCGCGCATTGCCCTGGATGTGAAAATACCAAACACGTTGTCCGCGGTATTTATCTTCGAGATTCCGCCGGAGATCATGCTGTGGTCGAACTCCACTTCTTCTACTGCTGAGCGATTTAGCTGCGATGCTGTGACCATAACAATGTCAAGTTCCTTAGCTAAATTACGTATTTCTTCCGACACGTACTTATCCTTGACAAATAAATCGTTTGGGCTAACCTTCGCAGTAACTGGCATTAGCAAATCCAAGTAATCAATACACATAAAGTCAATGCGGTTTGATGTTTTAACTTGTAATTCTTTAACAAAGGCGCGGATGTCGTTGATAGTGCTTTGTGCTGGAAAGTATTTAATCTGCAAATTACCGGAGGATTTGGCTTTCATTTTAACTTTCATCTCAACATCATCAAGGTTCTTAAATATCGCCTTGGATGGTGTGCCGGTTAGCATACTATCTATTCGCATTGCGCACAAATCTTCACTAAGCTCAAGCGTGACAAATATTCCATTCATATTTGCTTCCACCCAATTCACTGCTAGGTTTTGCATGAACAATGATTTACCTGAGCCCGAACCGCCAGCGAATATCTGTAGCTCACCGCGGTTGAATCCCCCGTAGAGCTTGTGATCCATTGACGCCCAACCTGTTGACATTTGTCCGTTGTTATCTTTGATTGCTTTTAGTCGTGCCTTGGGGTCTTCGAAGTAATTGATGCCCATGTCTTTTAACAGGCTGATTTCAACTGCTGCTTTTATTAATGGTAGCACTGGTTCGAAGTCGCCGGCTTCAAGTAAGTCTGCAGATTGTAACACTGCCCTCTCAAGTTCCTGGCGTCGTGTAAATCCCTCAAACTCTTCAAAAAACCAATCGTAGTGGCCTTCGTTTATTACGTCTGATAGTGGGTTCAGTGTAATATTCGTCATGGCCTTCAGTTGTGATAGCTCAGGCAATGTGCCGTGTTTGTCGGAGTGTTTTTCTAAGAAGGCAGCAGCGGGCATGAGGTCCGGGTGAAAATTTTCAACGTTGAAAATATTCTGTACGCGAATAAATGTGGACGCATCTGCTATCATCATTTCTAAGAAGAGGCGCTGGACCTCAATTGTGTAATTTGTCATTATTATTATTTTAAATCCTTCCTGCTAATTAGGTTATTAATCATAACCCTGGCTCGTACTTTACTTGGCGTCTTTGTAGCGATTATGCTCAACAAAGTTCCAAGTTTTCCAAATTCTATCACGGCTTCATTTACATCCTTGATATCTTTTGGCCAATGCGGAATGCTTACACTGAATCCAGCTTCTATCGCCTGCTCAGCAAGAACAATTCCTGCGATGTCTTGATCTGGTACTACAATAACTTCCTTGCCCTGGCGCCGAAGCAATGCAATTTGTTGTTCACTTAATTCATTATGTAGTACTGCTGTTCCGCGTATGCTAATCGCACAAAAGACCCCTTCTGCAACCAATATAAAATCCCAGTCTGGCTTCTGCATTTCTAATCCAAATACATAGCCCGGTTGTTGATTCTCATTTAAATATTTTGGAAACTGATCATCCAAAAAGCGTGAGGTCCACCCTACAATGTCGGCGCCAAACCTATACGGTATCAGTATGCGGTATCCTTTCCTTCCGGGTTCAGTTGGCGTTATTTTAAAGCCGTAGTCTTGTGGGGTTAGACCGCGTTCTGCCATTAGGTATTCGATCGCCCACGTGTCGTCGGATACAATATTCCTTGCTGTGCCCGGGAGATCTACTTTATTAAAACATGTATTGCGCTGGATAATCTCGTTCTGTTCGTTAGTGCGGTCGGCTGCTATATCGTATATTTTTTTATGTTTTAAGCTATCAAGATTAA